AATATATAATCATAACATTTAAAATTTTCATATAACCACAAATCTTTAAAAGTAATAACACACGTTTTATCTTTTTTTATTTTTAATTCACACCTATTACAATTAACTAACCAGGAAATTTCTTTATTATGAAGACCATAATCCTCTTTTCTTTCTTCAACTTCTGATTTTGATATACCACTGTTTTGGATTTCAATTAATTGAAATCCGTTTTTACGATCTTTAAAATATATATCTGCTTCTCTGTCATGATAACTATTTTCCATTTTGGGAAATGAAACTTCGGGTGCTGCTCCCGTTTCTTTTACTATATCAGATTGCCATTTCTTATGCCATTCTGACATTTTTTCTGTTTGTCCGGTTGACTTCCATTTTTTAAAATGACTTATTCGTTTTATTGATTGGTATTTTTCAAGCCTTTCACCCTTTTTATTAACTATAAATATTTTACCAGTAATATATTTATATAAAATGTCCTTATCCTTCAAAAATGTATCAATATGAATTTTGTTACCACTTTGAGGTGAGTTTTGTAACTCCTTGACCATATATCCATATTGCACCATATTATAATAATATAAAAAAATATTAATATTTATATCAATTCAATTTTATATAATTTTAGAAAAAAGATAGTTTCTTAAAAAGTTTTCTTAATTCGATGTCTTATTCTCATAGTATCATAAAATACAACATTTTCAGGACGTTCTGCTTTACTTTTACGCGATGACACATAATGTACTAACTTAGCATCCTTTGTTGCCATAAGAACCTGTTTTGCTTGAGTATCCTGTTGATACTTTGCACTTTGCCCCTTCTCCATAATTCTCTCATTATTATTATCATCGAAGAAATCTTCATCTATTACCACATTTTTAGGTCGAAATTTCTTTCCGGACACTTTACCTGTCTTACCACCGGCCCCCAATGCCTTTTTAGGATCATCCATTATTTGTGATCCCGAATCAATGGCGAAAAGTCTATAGTAATCTGGATGATTTTTCTTAAATTTATTGCCATGATAATAATGTTCAACAGATGCCCATTTTAATCCATCCAATTCAAATAATGGTACGACTTCACCATCTCTTTTTGGTTTCATATAGAAATTAGACAATACTTTTCTCCATGAATCCATCTTTGCCAATTCATTAAATTCCATCATTCTTTCATCCGAAATAATTTCACCCTTACCTTTCCCAGGAGTTTTATTGGCTGATTTTGAATAAAACATAAAAGTAACTTTATCTGAAAACAAATTACCATCTTCTGGGGTAGGTGTTGGTTGCATTTCTATAACTTCAACGTCTTGTGACATACCTAGTTTTTCATTTACTCCTTCAATTTTACCTTCTTTTGATTTTTTACCTTCTTTTGATTTTTTACCTTCTTTTGATTTTTTACCTTCTTTTTTACTTAACGATTCTAAAAAATCATCTTTTTCTGGAAGTTTACTAACATCAATCGTTTCACCTATTAACTTAGCAAACTTAGGGATATAATTATAAATAGTTTTTCCTCTGGATTTCATACATTTTTCCATAATCATCGTTTTCAACTTATGCGGTACTTCATGAAACCTAAATATACTCCTATCCTTATATTTAATAAGTTTATAATGATCACCTGTATGTTCAGCCAATATATAATATTTGGGTTTAAAAAACCCGCGATCTTCTATAACTTTCGGAGTAAATGATCCGCAATTAATAATTTTAGAATAATCACCTTTTTTATAAAATTCACTTGATAAAATAATAACCTTAGTATTAATTAATATCTCTAATTTAGGTATTGCCCACGCATCGGCCCAAAACTCACAACTCAACATAAATGCCCTTAGCGCTTCTAATGTCTTAATATTTTTCATCCATTTAATATCAATAATATTGTTCTTCACATATGTTAATTCAATTGTAAATTTTTCTATCTGAGTTTTTATTTTTGTATATTCCTTTTTGGTAGATGATGCAGTTTCTCGTATTGTTTTTAAAGTATCACGGTCCTTTTCTTTACCGGCTTTTTTTTTCATAGATTTAAATGTTTTTGATAAATCATTTTTTTTACTTTTAAGACTTGGAATTTTTTGTTTTAAATCTCGGTATTCCGCCATATACATGTCATACATTGTTCGGTAGTTATCAAATTGTTCTTGTGTAACGTTATCTGACAAAAATTGTCTCAACTTATCAACGGTAGCATTTATACCAATACTTTTAAATGCGTTTCTAATAACATAAAAAAAACAATTCCCGTTCCCATCAACATTTTCTATTTTATAGTTATTATTTTGTAAAAACTGTTGTATCCATTGTGATTCTCCAATTTCTGCCTTTTTATACTTCTTTCTTTCCTTTTCATCTTGTTTTTCAGTTTCACCTACTTGTAAAAAATCATCATCGTCATTATTATCTTCTATATCCAATTCTACCAACAATCTAGAAGGTGATTTTTTACTTCTTTTACTACCAGCATCATGATCATCGTCAACACCATCATCGTCAACACCATCATCGTCAACACCATCATCGTCAACACCAGCAGCATCATCGTTGCCTATATCATCTCCTAAATCATCATCACCTGAATCATAATCAGGCACCAATGTTTCATTCACCATACATTTTTCAAGATAAGGTTTGTCTACAAAGGTATATAAAAGCGGCCCATCTATTTTTGAAATATTTATATCACCGTCATCGTCCAATAAATTTTCATAATCCTTATTTAAAAATTCATAAACACCAACTTGGTAAATCTTATCTGACTCGTCAACAATCAAATAAACATGTACAAATAAAATATCTTTTTTAGAAAAATCATATTTTAAATCCCCGATTGCTATTATAACATCCACACCCAATAAATCTAATTTAAACATCGTTACTTCTTTTCCTTTGTCATTCTCATCAATAGTTTTTATTTCCGGATATGTTATCGTATCATTAATTTGCGATAATACCATTATACTTTATTCTAATATAATAAATTTACTTAAGTAGTTATCATTCTTAAGTTCATTTATATAAAACCACAATCTTTTTCGTTGCTCAACTAATTCTTCATTATCTGTGTCCAACTCAAATGCAATAATATCATATATTAAGTCAAGTTTCTTTTTCTTACGTTTACTTATATCATAATAATTAGATATATGATACAATTCCTTCAGAGTGAAATTATCCTCATAATAGAATTGTTGTGTTATAAATTCATTTGATAAATTTTCATCACATTTATAATTTTCATCCCATATATTTTCCATACACATATTTTCTTTTTTATCACTCTCATCATTAACATCCTGTATTAACCTTTCATACGTAACATTCGTTTTCCTTTTTAATTTTAAGTCAGCATTAATCAATTTCATTTCTAAATTATGGGTAGACATTACATAATTTAGTCAAGATTTATTTAAATAATTATTTTTATGCTTTACATAATATCTAGTATATCAAATAAATTAAATATAATTTTATTAGTTAAGCTTTTATAATCTTTCGGTTTTAACTCTGAAAGTTTTAAAACCTCGCATTTAATAGTATTAAATTCGTCCAATTTCTTAAAATCATCATTAAAATTCATAATTAATACTTTCAAATTTTCAGTTGTTTCCTCCAATTGCTGCAATACATTTTCCTCAAAAATCATTTTATTCATATTTTCTAATAAATTACTAACAATATTTGTTATTTTTTTCTTATCTAATATATTATGATTTGCACATAAAACAAAAAAATGACTTAATGATCTACGTTTTTCATTTTCCTTATTATATTCACAAAATAAATTATAGTCCTCTTCAGCATCTATAAAATTAAAAGTAGTAAATATATCCATAAAACTCTCGAAATTTGCAATGCAAATCTCTTTCATTATAGGAAACTCATCGATAATATCTTTATACAATTGAGCATATAAATTACACCAAAATTTATTTTTACTTCCTATCTCAAAAATTGTCTTTCCTATTTTTTCCAAATATTCTTTATTTTCATTTTCAACAGACTTCATAATAAATATAATACTCTCCAAATTTTCTTTATAATTCTTATTTGTCAATTTGTTCAAAAATAATCTTATTTTACCAAACTGCACTTCCAGAATATTCACACTTTTATTAAGTTCCGTTTTTACAAAATTATCTGGGGAATCTTCTTTTAATGGATTTGTTGATTTATATTTATCTTTTTTATAATTCCTATTTTTTTTAAAAATAGGTGTTTTAATATAACTTGGTGCACCTACCTTCTTAGCAATTCGATTAATATTTTTTATAGTATAACTATCTAATTCCATAATATTACTTGTTTTAGTTATTTCTGTAAATTTATTTAATGTATATTGACTGTCTGCTAGTATACTCATTCTTATTATTAAACCATTTATATTTTTATATCAGTTTTTAAATAATAATACAAATCTATAATATCATCTATAATATAAATCGTAAAGCAACTTAAAAATAAATTATAATTATAATATATGATGAGTACGCACACAGAAAATACACCAAAAAATTTAGATAATTATATTATAAGTGGTTGGGAAGATGAAAATTTAAATTTATCATCAAATTTATTGAGAGGGATTTATGCTTTTGGATTTGAAAAACCCAGTTCTATACAATGTCAGACGCTTATGCCAATGACATCTAAAAAAAATCGAGACATTATCGCGCAAGCGCAATCTGGTACAGGAAAAACCGGGGCGTTTGTAATAAGTGTTTTGCATAAATTATGTAATGCAAATTATGAAAAATTAGATAATACATTTGCTCTTATTTTAGCACCAACACATGAGTTAGCATCACAGTCTATGAAAGTCTTTTCAATTATTAGTAAATTTATGAAACCTGAAGTAAGAATTGAATTATTAGTAGGAGGGACATCTATAGAAGACAGTAAAAATAAATTAATTAAAAATAAACCACATATTGTTGTTGGAACTCCCGGAAGAATTCAAGATATGTTACGACGAAGATATTTAAAAGTTGATAAACTTAATGTAATTGTTATTGATGAAGCAGATGAAATGTTTTCCTCAGGATTTCAAGAACAAGTGTATAAAATTTTTCAATATATGCCTCAGGAAATTCAAATTGGATTATTTAGTGCTACGATGGATAATGATTTGGAAGAACTATCCAAGCAATTTATGATGAACCCTAAAAAAATATTAGTTAAATCTCAAGAATTAACTCTTCAAGGAATTGCACAATATTATATTAATATGGATGATGATATGCAAAAATATGAAACACTTAAGGATCTTTTCGGCAATCTCACTATTTCTCAAGCGATTATTTATTGTAATTCAACAAAACGTGTTGACGATTTAGAAGAAGCAATGCGAGAGGATGATTTTCCTGTTCGTAAAATTCATGGCAAAATGAGAGAAGATGAAAGAAAAGCAACATATCAAGAGTTTAAAAAGGGTGGATGTCGTGTTTTAATTACGAGTAATTTATTTGCTCGAGGAATTGATGTTCAACAAGTTAGTATTGTTATTAATTTTGATATTCCCAAAAATGAACATACTTATTTACATCGTATTGGGCGTTCTGGTAGATGGGGTCGTAAAGGAGTTGCTATTAATTTCCAAACAAAATATGATATCGAAAAATTAAAGAAATTTGAAGAATTTTATGATACGGAAATTAAAGAAATGCCTGCTGATTTTGCAGAACATATTACATTGTAAATGTGGCAAGCATTTTACGTTTAATTATTAGTTGATTTTTCTATATAGGATATAAATGTCCACTATAGAAAAATGTGATAAAAATGCTAAAAATAAAAATGATGATAAAAATGATGATAAAAATGATGATGATAAATATTATAATGATAAATGTTTTAAATTACCTATAGAATTTTTAGAAAAAAAACATGAAATTTCCAAGGAGCTACAAAAAGATTTAGAATTAATTCAAAATAATGATGAAGATAATACCAATAATACATCATATGAAATACTATTCAAACCAAAATCCGAATTAGGAAAAAAATGTTTATCTATTTGGGCTCAAAATTATACTACTGATAAAAAATTCATAAAAGATAGTCAAAAACTGTACAAAAATGTTGACGCAATACCATTCAATAAACCTCTTATTGAAAATATGATGAATATATGGGGTGATTTTAAAACACAAACTAATTTTTATGAAAAATATCAATATGTTGATTGGTCGAAATTTCTTTTTCTTAATAAATCTGTCTTATTTCTTTCGATCATGAGTTTTTATAATCTTTCATCTCCTATATTAAACCTTGTAGCACCCGTATTTATTTTAATAGTGCCTTTTTTTATTTTAAAAGTTATGAAAATGCCTATAACATGGTCTACATATTATAATCTTTTAATTGAAAATCTAAAGCATCATGCTATTGGAAAATTACTTGTATCTTTTAATCAAGTATCTATGGGTCAAAAAGTGTATATAGTTTTTTGTTTAGGATTGTATTTTTACAATATTTATCAAAATATTATTTTGTGTTATCGTTTTTATAAAAATACTTATACGGTTATTAATAATTTTGAGACTACAAATAATTATTTAGAATATACTATAGAAAAAATTAAGTTGACTTTGCATTTCACAAAACCATTAGTATCTTATAAACCGTTTAATGATCATTTAGAAGAATATTTAGAGAAATTAATAAAATATAGAAATTGTATTAAAAATCTTCCTTCTAATAATGGTTGGCAAAAATTCATACAAATTGGAAAACTTATGAAGGAATTTTATATTTTTTATGATAGTGATGAAATAGAAAACATGTTAAGTTGGAGTTTTGGATTTCATGGATATATAGATAATATTTTAGGCATAAATGAAAATATAAAATCAAACACTATTCTACCGTGTAAAATAGGTGATAAAATTAAATTTAAAGTTAAAAATATATGGCATCCATGTATTAAAAATCCTGTGAAAAATAATATTAATTTAAAGAAAAACATCATTATAACCGGACCGAATGCTGCAGGAAAAACAACCGCAATTAAAGCATCAATCATTAATCTTTTATTGACACAGCAAATTGGTTATGGATTTTACGACACATGTGAAACAAGTTTCTTTGATCATATACATTGTTATTTGAATATTCCAGATACATGTTCCAGAGACAGTTTATTTCAAGCAGAAGCCAGAAGATGCAAAAATATTCTACAATGTATTATTGATAATCCAAATAAAAAACATTTTTGTATTTTTGACGAATTATATTCAGGAACTAACCCATATGAGGCGATTAGTAGTGCATATTCTTATTTGAAATTCATTGCCAATAATAAAAATGTTAAATTCTTATTAACAACTCATTATTTGAAATTATGTGATCTATTAAAAACAAATAAAAAGATTTTAAATCAAAGTATGGAAACAAATATTGTTAATAATAATCCTACATATAAATATCGTTTAGTAAATGGAAAATCGAGTTTGAAAGGGGGGGTTAGTGTATTAAAAAATCTAGATTATCCAAGTCATATAGTCGAAGAAACTATAAAGGTTTTGAATAAATTGATATAAATTTTTTATTCTTCGTTTATTTAGTTATATTTTTATATGAATAAAGATTAATGATATCTAGAGGTCTTTTGATTAGTATTGGTATTACTATTCTAGCAGTAGGATTAGTATTTGTTTATTTTAGAAATAAAGTATCCGGGATGGAAAAAAAAGTGGAATTAATGTATAATTTAATTCAAAATTATGATGGACAGCAAAATGCAGCAAGAGGTGGTTTTGTTGCAGATCCTATACAAAATGAAACACATCAACCTGAAGAACAGACTATTAAGAGTGAATTAATACAGATTTCTGAGGATGAAGATAATAGTGATAGCGACGAGGTAAGTGATAGTGATGAGGAGAGTGATGAGGAGAGTGATGATGAAGAGGAAACTTTAAAATTTGAACCTACAAATATTGAACTTAACGACGATGAAGTTAAAACTATTAATTTAGAAGAAATTAAACATGAAACATATGAAGATAGTTTAGACGAAATTAATGACGATGATGACGATCTTGACGAAATTACACTAGAGCCCCAAGAAATTAAACCAGATCCACAAGAAGAAACTGACGATGAACCCCTCGAAGCCGTCGAAGTTATCCAATTATCAGCAAATTCTTATAAAAAAAAGACTGTTGTCGAATTAAAAAAAATTGCCTACGAACGAGGACTTATCAACTATAAATCTTTAAAAAAAGAGCCTCTTATACAACTTTTAATGAGTAATTAGGTTTATAAGGAATATTCAGACGATATATTAAGACATTAATTAAATATATAAGAATTATTTTATTTATTTAATATAAATGAGTTGGGCAACATGCTATTCCGGATCTAATAATATACATTTTAATGTCGCTCCTATGATGAGTGATAGCAGAATGTTCACTATGTACAATCCTGCTTGTAATTCTAACACCGAATTACGCAACAATTTAAACATCGCAAACAATTATGATTACAGACAATGGTTGATTAATAATGGTACAACTATCAGAAACAAAAACTTTCAATCCGCAAAAGGTGAAAACAGTGAGTGCATCGAATCAGCACAAAATGTAAAAACAAATGGAAAATACTTGTTCCAAGGATGTGCTGATAATTCCAGACCATTTGGATACGAAACTAGTAATCTAAAAAATCTTTACCTTACCAGGAATGCTTTGCAATCTAGAACCAATCCGCATATATTGACACAGGAACAGTTGCTTTTGGCCCGTGCTTCAAAATGTGGCGTCGGAAACTCGAGCGGAGCAGGACCAATGCGTTCTTGCTCGAGTAACCAGTTCCAATAATTTTTGAAAAATATTTTACATATGTAAAATATATTTACATTATTTTAAACATAATATCAATAAAAATATAGTATTAAATAAAAAATTACACATTAGATCAATGAAAATATTAAGTATTGACGTCGGTATGAAAAATCTCGCCTTTTGCCTTTTTGAAATTACAGATAGTATGGATTATCAAATACTAAAATGGGACGTGTTAAATCTTTGCAAAGACAAAGAACATTTATGCAAAGAACCGAAAAAAAATAAAGATATTTGCAATAAAAAGGCAAAATATTATAAAAATGACTGTTATTACTGCAAAACCCACGCCAAACAAAAAAAATATTTAATACCTGATATTAATTGTAATAAACATAATTTAAAAAAGAAAAATATAGTAGATCTTATGAAATTAGTAGTCAAATATAAACTAGAACCTGAGAAAAAGGGTAAAAAAGCAAAAAAAGGAGAATTACTAACATGTATAATAGAATATTATGATTGTAAATTTTTTGATATTATATCAAAAATAAAAACAAGAAATATTAATTTAGTGACTTACGGGCGAACCATGCGAGAAATGTTTAACGAAACTTTAGAAGATATTCATATTGATATAGTTTGTATTGAAAATCAAATAGGTCCATTAGCCCTACGGATGAAAACACTACAAGGTATGATCATGCAACATTTTATAGAAAAAGAAGTACCTTTAGTTGAAGAAATATCAGCTACAAATAAATTAAAAGAATTCTTAGATATAAAAAAAACAACATATGCACAGCGAAAAAGTTTAAGTATTGAATATACCAGAAAAATTCTCATAGAAAACAATAATTTATCAAAATGGATTAAACCATTTAATGAACATCGAAAAAAAGATGATTTAGCAGATAGTTTTTTACAAGGACGATGGTATTTGAAAAATAGCATATTACAAACTGAACTTTTTGGGAAAAAGTTTATCAAAAACTAAACTTATTGGAAACTTTTTGGGAAAAAGTTTATCAAAAACTGAACTTTTTTAGAATAATAAACGATATTATATAATATTTAGTGCGGAATACTTAAAATTAAAAGTTCTAGATAAAACATAAGATGGAAGAAATCAATCTAAGTTTATCAGAACCAAAATTAAATGTTATTAATAGTAGTGATAATGGCACTATAAAAATATCTGTTAGTGATCCCCCTCAAGTTGGTGG